GCTTTAACTCATAAATCATCAAGTATTCAAGGTGTAATTGATGAAAACGCTGAAATGGCACAAAGTGATGTTACCAAACTAATTGATTATAGTGAAAAACTACAATCAATGTTTAATGTCAATGATAACTTGGAAGATTGGGTAAAGGCTAAATTGAATCACGCTTGTGATTATGTAGCTACTGTAAGAGATTATCTTAAGTTTTATAGTGAAGAAAAAGAAAAAGGTACACAAAATATTGAAGAAAAGTGGTCAAATACATATAAAAAATCAATAAATTGTAGTAATGCAAAAGGTTTTAGTCAGAAGGCACATTGTAGAGCTAGACAATTAAGAAAAGCTGGTAAACAAACACAAAGTAAACCAGTAAAAGAATCTTATAAGGAAGCTATACAAGAACTATTAAAAGAACAAAATAGTAGTATGGCAATGGGTGCGTTGAAACAACTTAATAGTGATGCTAAAGAATTGGAAACAATGTTGCAACCAACTACTCAATTGGAAGATTGGGTAAAATCTAAATTGAATCTTGCAGGTGAATATCTTGATGATGTTTATCATCATTTGGATCATTTTGGACCAGAAGGTAGAAAATTGGATGAAGGTTATTATGATGACAAAGAAAGAAGAAGTCGTGAAAGAATGTTAAGATTTAGTTCTTCATCAACACCCGAAAAGAAATATTGGTTTAAACCAGACGGTACAGTAGCTGATGCTGGTTATAGTCATGAAGATTGGATTAAAACCAACGATCCGTCTTTGATAGGTTCAACTTTGGTTGATACATATGATAATGCGATAAAAAAAGGTTATATTAGAGCTATATTGGATACAAGACACAATTTCTTGACATTATCCAATCTAGAAAATTATGACTTTTCTATGACAGGCAATACTAATCAAAATGTACCCGCAGTAAAATCTTCAGTCTTAGATGCAATTAGAAACCTTATTGCAGAAAAAGGTATTTTGATTACCGCTACTGGTAAAGGTAATATCATCAAAGATTTAACTAATATTGATGAATCTAAATTAACTGAAGGAGTTAGGGATTGGATTGCGGCTGGTGCTTTAGGATTAGGCGCATTGACTGGAAATGTTGATGCAGCAAAACTTCCACCTACAGTTCCAATTGTACAAACCGCAGTAAAAGATAGTGAATTGTCATTATTAAATAAAAATACCAGTGATTATATTTCTCACTGGGAAGGTAAAAGAGATAAAGTATACAATGACAGTGAAGGAAAACCAACAATTGGTATTGGACACTATTTGAATGGTTCTGAACAAGATAGAAACTTGTTTAAAACATTATTTGGTAACACGGTCGATTATAATAAAGTATTAAATGGTCAACAAAAGTTATCATCGGATCAAATTGAAAAATTATTCAATGTAGATGTAAAGGTCAAAGAAAAGTTGGCATCAAGTATAATTAGTAACTTCAATAGTTTACCAAATTCAGTTAAGAATGCAATAATTAATGCTTTATATAGAGGTGATTTGGGTCCAAAGACTATTGGACTAATTAATAGTGGTAAATGGGATTCGGTAGCTAAAGAATATTTGGATCATAAAAATGCAAGAACTGGACCTGAACAAATCAAAAGAAGAATGAATACAAATGCTATGGCATTTGCGCAATTTGCAAAGAATAAAGGTTGATATGGAAGAATGGCCGTCAATAGGAAATGGAATGTTTGGCGGTATGTCTATGCAAAGACCTACCGCTACAAGAGTTCCAGATTTTGATCCTGTTGCATTAATGACAAAAAAGAAACAACAACAAGAAGATCCTACCAATATTCCTGTTGTTAATTATGATGAAAAGGATATCAATGAATTGGAATCATTTTGTCGTAAGTATGGTATTATAGGATTCAACTGTGGTAGAATGCATCCTAGAGCAGCGTTAAGAATGCTTAAAATGAGAATGGGTATTCCCAATGAAGAAAAACCTATTGTTGAAAATAAGTCGTTACTAAAAGGTTAAGTTGTCCATCTAACAATTGGTGTTCTTACCCATACATTATTGGTGTATATATAAATAAAATTGTTATCAATTCTTATTTCCCCAGGCATACCAGTATCTGTATATGATGTTGGTGCAGATCCGGTATTATTTAGATTTAAATATATAAATGAACCTGTGTCTGCAGTTATTGTATTTTCTACATATACATTTGATCCCGTAATATTACCACTTGCACTTATATTACTTGATGTAACATAAGTGAGTATATTGTTTATCGAACTTAAATTGGTAAAATTAGCAGAAGAACCACTAACATATCCACTTGCACTAATATTGCTTGATGTAATATTAACTAATGTATTGTTATTTGAAATTAATGTAGATGAACTAATTGTAGATGCGGTGATTGTATTTGCAATAACAGAACTGCCTGATAAACTACCAGTGATATCACCTATTATACCAGCATATGCGTATATCTTATTAAATACTTTTAAAACACCACCGATTAATACATCTAAATTAAAAAATGCAGATGAAGCACTTATTGCAGATGAACTAATAGTTCCGTTATAAGTTAAAAAACTATCTACCTCTGTAAGATTTGATGCAGTTAAATTACCAATTGCAGATTCTACTTTTAAGAATGTATTAATTGGAAGTTGTTTTTCATTCCCAAATTCACTTATCGGTCCTTGTAATATTAAAGCACTACTAGTTACAACTGGAGTAGAACCTGTTTGATTATTAGTCAACAACCAATAGTTATTTGCACTGTCCCACAATAATGAACTGGTAACATTATTGTTACTGCCACTATCAGTTAAATCTAAACCTGCATATCTTTGACTTAAAGAACCTGTACTCCAAGCATTTAATTGTATTCTATTGTCACCAATAATTACTGTACTTGAACTAATGTTAACAACTGAACCAGTTCCATATACTGTGAAATTTCCATACAATGTTGTGTTACCTCTTACTGATAATGTATTTAGTTCTGTATTTCCACTTGCGCTTATATTACTGGCGGTAATTGCGAAAGCAGATATATTGCCAATTACATCAAGTGTATTATTTCCTAATAATGTTGATGATCCTATTGTAACACTTGAATTAAATGCTGCAGCACCACCACTTGTAAATTTAATATTTGCACCAAGAAAATCAACAGTACCATCCGAATTAAATCTATTCCAGTTTTCTGCATTACCATTTCCACCAAGCATAACATTTGGTGTTAACATTAACGTTTGATTTGGAGAATTAGATACATCAATCGTTGGATTGTTATTTGTGTAAAAAGGATCAGATTTATTTACTACCAATGTATTTCCTAAAAATGAAGCGGTGTCTGATAAAATAGAAATTTCATTATTACCTTGAGAAATCAAACTATCAAATGATAATTTATTTGATGTCCAAAATGGAAAATAATTGTTTGATCCACTTCCAAAATAACTTGCGGTTGAACTGTTATTGCTCCAACTACTTGTACCAAAAACACTACCACTAAATCCTGCAGCGATAATTTGTCCACTTGCGCTAATATTACTTGAGGTAATATTAAATAATCTTGACGAATTTGAATTTAGGGTGTTAAAATTTGCTGCAGAAGCGCTTATATAACCACTTGCGCTTATATTGCTTGAAGTAATATTAATTAAATTAGAATTTGTTGCGGTTAAATTATTAGTAATTATAGAACTACCTGATAAACTACCACTTAAATTTCCAATAAATACAGAAGCGCTTATTACTGAAGCAGTAACATTAGTAAAATTTGCTGTGCTTGGTGTAATTATTCCAATCGCTACACCTTCTAAAGTACTGGCACCAACAACAGATCCTGTGGAATCTGTTCTTATAATGAGACTATTACCGTTTACATATTTTTCTTGATATGCGGTATTAGTTACATTTCTCTGGTCAAACCGAATGTCTTTAGCACTTGCCATATTTTATAAATATTGATTATTTATACTTAATTACATTATATTTATAAAGGATTATGTCATACCCAATTGAAAAGTTAGAAAATCAAATGCTTGATTTGATAGATGAAGTTTATGCAGATAGTGGATTGGGTAGATGGTTTGGCAAAGGTGGTGGAGGCAGTAGTTCTGGTGGTGGTTGGGATAGATACAATAGTAGCGGTAAAAAAGATGGTAAATGCGGTGATGCAAAAAAAGGAAGCAGTTATAGTGCTTGTTTAGGCAAAAAGTATGCAGCTAGATTAAGATCCAAAGGTGGTCGTAAAGCTATTGCTAATTGGGTAAAAAGAAAAAAGTCTGCTCAAAATAAAGCTGGTAGAGGTGAAAAAGGTGATGGTGGTAAAGGTAAAACTCCTGTAAAAGTAAGTTATAAAGAAACATTATCAAGAGATTAATAATAACTTGTTTTTCATTTATTATATTGTAATATATACACATATACAACTATATATAAATGTATGAATAAATTTTACATTATAGATACTACATTAACAAATTCGCCTTTAATATTTGAAAATATACAAGGTTTAGTAAAACATTTAGAAGGCACTGTGAAACGAAAATTTGGAAAGTCTAGAGACCTTTATATGCAAAATCTCATTGATTTGGGACATGGAGAAGATGATTCACAAGGAAGAAATTTTACAGAATCAATGAGAACAATATTTAACATTGGCATTGTTGGAAAAGGTGGTATACTAAAAAGCTGTAACATTCATGATGTTGCACATTATAGTAAATACCGTACCGAAATGGGTGATTAAAAATGATTAATTTGGATGTAAAATGGAGTGATCCGTATGAAATTGAATCAAAGAGCGGAATACCTCTTTGGACAAGACATTGGTTAATTCCAGTTAATTATCGTAACGAATTCTTTGTTTATTGGAAAGGTAATAGTTTCAAATTAAAAGACAAAGGTTACGGTGTCAAAAAAGTAGATAATGACTGGTTCTTGACTGAAACTCACACCACTAAAGACTGTTTTTCAAAAAAGAAAACAACAGATAAAGTTAAATCTGACGAACCATTAAAACCATATGAAGTAAAAGCATCAGATGGTTTGCGTCCATGGCAAGTAACTGCTGTATCAAAACTATGTGCAGCTATTAAAAAATGGGGATGTGCAATTGACGGTAGTGATGTTGGCGTTGGCAAAACATATAATGCATGTGGTACTGCAAGAGAATTGGATATGGATATTCTTGTAGTATGTCCAAAAGCAGTCATGGAATCATGGAAAAGAGTAATCAAGAACCATTTTAAAATAAATCATAGATTGGTTGGAGTAATCAACTATGAAATGCTTAGAATGGGTAAAAAAGATAGTATGATTGCGTCTTATGTTAAAAGAAGAGACACTAGACGCAATGAATTTGTATGGAAGATTCCTAAATCAACCCTTATTATCTGGGATGAAAGTCAAAAATTAAAGGGTGCAAATACAAAAAATAGTGAAACTTGTTTGGAAGCATTGAAACAAGGTTATAAGATGTTGTTTTGTTCAGCAACTAATGCAACCAATCCATTAGAATTAAAAACTGTTGGTATGGCTATTAAATTGTTTGAAAACAACAAACAATATTATACTTGGTTATATGCACACGGCGTAACTAAAGGTAGATTTGGATTACAATTTAATAATGATAAAGAAGTATTAAAGAAATTACATAATGACATCTTTATCAATAGAGGAGTAAGATTAACCAGAGATACAATTCCAAACTTTCCAGAAAGTCAAATTGATGCTGAGTGTTATAACATGGAAGAAGATGCTCAGAATAAAATCAATAATATTTATGCGGAGATGGAAGCTGAATTGGCTAAGTTACAAAAGAAGATAAAGAAGGAAAGTAAAGAAAATACTAGTGAATTGACTGCAATTCTTAGAGCTAGACAAAAAGTAGAATTAGTAAAGGTTCCATTGTTCATTGAAATGATTGAAGAAGCAGTGGAAAATGGAATGAGCGTTGTTGTATTTTGTAATTTTACTGAAACTATTGATGCTTTATCGGAAAGATTAAATACTAAATGTATTGTTAATGGTGAAGCTAAGTATGCAAAGGCTAGACAACAAAATATTGATGATTTTCAGGCGGATAAAGAACGGGTAATATTGGTAAATATTCAAGCTGGTGGTGCAGGTTTAAGTCTACATGATTTGAACGGCAAACATCCTAGAATGTCTATTATATCACCCAGTTATTCTGCTGTATTAATGAGACAATCAACTGGAAGAGTTTGGCGTGATAGTGCCAAAAGTAAGAGTATTCAGAAAATTGTCTTTGTTGCTAATACGGTGGAAGAAAAAGTTTGTGAAAGTGTAAAACGCAAACTTGACAACATGGATCTACTAAATGATGGAGATTTGGACTTATGAAAAAAGTTGTAGTAACCAGTATTAACTGGAAAGAAACAATCGAAGTAGACGAAACTATATTTGATGATTACAAATTAGAAGCGTGTACACAAGCAATGGAACGAGCAATAAATAATGGAAGTTTAACAGTAACTGCTTTATTACAATGTTGGGTTGAACCAAAAAATTCAAAATCAAAGAAAAATGTATCTGTGTACAATACATATAAGATATTAATTAACGCAGGATTTCATAGTAAAGCAGAAATTTTAAGGTCAGTATTTTTATCAAAAACCAAAGTTGATTTAGCTGACGAACCAATCAAAGGTTAATTATGAGTAATGTTCCAGATATAAATATAATTTTGGCCCAAATGGCCGAAATGCAAAAACAGTTAAATGATTTACAATCTCTTAAAAAGGATGTTAAAGAAATAAAAGAAATTAGTAGTCTTGGTGAAGATGTTGCCAAAGAAGTAGCAGAAGAAGTAAATCAATTAAAAGAAAATGGTGTTATTATTCCTCATTTGGAAAAACAAGCAGAATCGGTATTGTTTCCAAAAAGAAAAGAAAAGAATGGAATTGCAAGAGTATTATTAGAATCGGAAATCAAAGAAGCAAGAGCAAATAGTAGAAGTGCAAGAGAATGTTCTAAAAAATTGGGGGTAAGTTATACTACTTATAAAAAGTATGCCAAAATGTATGGTGTTCATGTTGTGTGTGATCCCGCAGTAAGAAAAACAAGAGATTTAAATAGTACAATTGATCCACATAAAGGTAAATATCCACTGAGTAAGATATTGAATGGTAAGTGTCCTAATTTCCCTATCCATAGATTAAAAGATAAATTGATTAGATCAGGTACAAAGAAGGCTGAATGTGAACAATGTGGGTATGGTGAACGAAGAATTACGGATGGTAAAATACCGTTGTTATTAAACTTTGAAGATGGTGATAAAACCAATCATAAGTTAGAAAATTTGAAGATACTTTGTTATAATTGTACATTTTGTACTGGTAGAGGGTATATTAGACGGGGAACAATTCATTTTAATATGGATCCTGATGTTATTCAAGGTGCAAAGAAACCGATAAGAGCTAGATTTTAAAATAAAGTTATTATATCTTAAGTGATATTTATGCTTTATGAAAACATTCAATCATTTAATTGCTCAACATGGTGTACTAGTATCATTTAGTATTGCAAAGAAATTAAATCGTGAAAGTGTTAAAGCAATTACTAAAGAAATTAATAAATTGGGTGGTGATAAAAAGACACGAACACAGTTATTAGAAGAAGAAATCAAAAGAAATACGATGGAATCCATGAAATTGACTGATGTTCCTGGATTAATAATGTCAAAGACTGAAATCGTAAAAGAAAAATTCATGGAAAATAGTTTCATGAAAGATGATAAGACAGTAATTTCTTTAATGATTCTTGCAAATTCATTATCTAAGAAAATATTAGATAAAAAACTTCCAAAAGAACAAATGTGTTTTATTCTTATTTCGTTGATTGGTTCGTTAGGATTATCTGATGGCGATTTTAAGAATTTCCATCAAAAACATAATCCAAACTTTATGCATGACGATGAGGATGATTTGGATGATTTTGATGACGACGAATATGATGATGAAGAAGATGATGATGAATTTTAATAAAAATATACTTTCAATTTATCATATCCATCAACAATTGTAAGACCTTTATAAGTCCATTTTTCTTTTTTAGTTTTTTCTATTAAATTAGAATAACTTTCATCATTTTTATCTATTTCCAAAACAAGACCAGCTACATTATTCTTTTCTTGTTCTTTTATTTTTGGGATTAAACTATGAATTAATTTTTTAAAACTTTCACTTTTGTCTATAAAAGCCAATATTTTATTCATAGCTACATCAACATTTTCTTTGGACACATTTTGTTTTATAGTTACGCACGGTGAATATAAACCTGGAAATTCTTTTACTATATTGACAAAATTATCTTTATCATTTAATATATCCAATATAATTTCTTTTGTAACCATATATTCATATATATACATATACTAACAATTATGTTATTTTTAATATGGTTTTTACTACACAAGAAACAGAGGTTACTATGGATATATTAAATATTGCTGATGCAAAAAATTTGATCGGTACAAATAAAGTTGTATTTGTTACTGGAGTTACAGGTCAAGATGGTAGTTTTATGGCAGATTATTTGCTTAAAAATACTGATTATATTATTTTTGGAGGTGCTAGAAGATTGAGCATAAAAAATCATGAAAATATCAGTCATTTGGAAAACAATCCAAAATTTCATTTGGTAAATTTTGACTTAAGTGACGCTCATAGTATTAGTAAAATTGTAGAATCATTGAAACCGGATTATTTTATCAATTTAGCCGCACAAACATTCGTCGGTTCATCATGGGACTTTCCAGCTCAAACATGGGAATGTAATACGACTGGTATAATTCATATTTTAGAAGCTATTAGATTGCACAAACCATCCTGTAGATTTTATAATGCAGGTAGTAGTGAAGAATATGGTAATGTAGCTTATGTTCCTCAAGATGAAAATCATCCATCCAGACCAAGAAGTCCATACGGTGCAAGTAAATCAGCAGCAAGACAATTAGTAAAAGTATATAGAGAAAGTTATAATTTATATGCAATTCAAGGTTTATTATTTAATCATGAAGGTACTAGAAGAGGTGAAGAATTTGTTACCAGAAAAATTACCAAGGGTGTAGCTAGAATTAAAAAAGCAATAGTTGAAGGTAAATCATTTGAACCAATTGAATTAGGCAATGTAAAAGCCCAACGAGATTGGAGTGACGCAGAAGACTTTGTTAAAGGTATTTGGTTAATGTTAAATCAAGAAAAGTGCAGAGTTGATATGGATAGTAATATGAAAATTGAGGAATATGTTCTCTCCAGCAATGAAACACACACAATTGCAGAATTCGTTTGGTATGCTTTTAAAGCTGCAGGTATTGAAGGTGGATGGCATGGACAAGCGGAACTAGCAGAATTTAGTATTAGTACCAAAGATGCAATTAAATATGACCCAGTAGTATCCGTATTAGTTAAAATCAATCCTAAGTTCTATCGACCAGCAGAAGTAGACCTATTATTAGGAGATAGTACCAAAGCTAGAAAAGAATTAGGATGGAAACCAGAAACATCATTTGAACAACTAGTAGAAAAAATGGTACTTAACGATTTAAAACAAATTGGACTATGAATGAATCCTATACATTATATAACGAAACAGTAATGGATCATTTTATTAACCCAAGAAATATGGGTGACATAAAAGACGCAGATGCCATTGGTGAAGTAGGTGCTGCTGCTTGTGGTGATATAATGAAAATCAGTCTTAAAATAGATGATGTTACTGGAACTGTAATCGATGCGAGATTCAAAACATTTGGTTGTGGTAGTGCAATTGCAGCTTCATCTATGGCGACTGAATTGATTAAGGGTAAGTCAATTGATGAATTGGAAAGATGTTTTAGCAATGATGATATTGTTAATGCTTTAGGTGGACTGCCACCAGTGAAAATTCATTGTTCTGTTTTGGCTGAAGCTGCATTAAAAGCCGCACTTGAAGACTATAAGAAAAAACACAACATTTAATGAAAATCATTGTTCTGTATTAGCTAATACTATTTATTAGTATATGACTAATCATTGTAAATGTGGATGTGGAGAAAAACTAAGAAAAGATAATAAAACGGGATACCAAAAATGTCATAAACCATGTACAATATGCAGTAAACCCGTAAAAAGAAGTGACACGGAATGTTGTTCAAAATCGTGTTCTGCAAAGTTACATTGGATACAACATCCAGAATTAAAAGAAAATAGAACATGGAATAAATCAAGAAATGTTGTAAGAAGTAAAAATAAACAATGGAGAAAAAATTGTTCAGATTCTGCAAAAGAAACATATAAAAATGGACGGGTTGTATGGAATCGTGGCAAAATTTTTAATACATCATTAACACCAGAAGAAAGATTTGACAAGAGAAAAATAACCGAATATCGAGATTGGATAAAAAGTGTATTTGAAAGAGATAAATATACTTGTCAATTAACAGGAATAAAAGGTAAAAAATTATCGGCACATCATTTATATTCATGGGATAAAAATAAAGAGAAAAGATTAGATATAAACAATGGTATAACTATTCTAAAAGAATTACATGACGAATTTCACAATATATATGGAAGAGGAAATAATACACCTGAACAATTTGAAGATTACAAAAAGAAAAAGGGAATCAAATAAACCTACTGTTCATAAATTGGATTAAATTGTTATAATACTTTTCTAATCCTTTTTTTGTAATTCTTTTTCTGGTGGTATTCTTTTTATATGCGTTGATAATATCACTTGTGACTTCCAAGTCATTTTCCTCATTCAACAACTTAATTTTATCAACTTTATTTTTACGCATAAAAAACTTCTGATGAATAAGTATATCACCAGAAGTTTTCGTTACAATTTTTTTATTAAATAGTTAAAAAATGTTTCCAAGTGTGATGTTTTGCTTCTCTAATCAAAGCAGACACTGGCATTGGATTTGGTTCAATTGGATCTTTTCTTAACTTCAATCCCATTTCACTATTTAGTTTATTGCCTTTTTTACTATTAAGAGTTTTGTCACATACAACCATATTAGTCCAAGTATCCTGACCACCCTTACTACGAGGAATTACATGGTCAATAGTAGATTGATCTTTTGATAATTTCTTACCAGTATATTGACAAATACCTTGATCTCTATTCCAAATACCATCTTTACTAGGCTTTCCTTTAAATGTCTTAATAGGCATTTTGTTGAAATTTGTAGCGATGATGACGGTTGGAACCCTAATGCTTCTAGTAGGACTATTTATGGCCAAATCCCACGGTCTAATAGGTAATGTCATCCATTCTTCCCATGAAACTGGATTCATACTCTTAGCTTCATCAAAGATGGGTTGACCATTATCATCTAGTTCATATTCGATGTCCAATGCCATTGTAACAGGTTTACCATTGGATTCAGAACCACAAAGATCCACAATAGCATCTTTGACGGTTTTAAACCCTACAGGTTGCCAACTAGCATTTAGATTTAAACAGATTAATTTATTCGCAACAGTATTCATAACTCACCTTACAACATAAGTATATTCTATTTTTTATAAAGGTCAAGAGAAATTTTTTCTTTTGGTTGTAGACTTTCATCTACTCTATCAATCACCATCTGTAAATTGCCAATTTCAAACCATTCATTTTTCTGACTCCTAGCAAAATGTTTCATCTGTTCGTGAATATCTTTTTCTGCATTATAACAGTCTGGATGGTGTATATAATACTCTATTTTGTAATTTCTTAGTGGACTGCTTGTTTGATATGTACGCAGTCTAGATTTAATATCTTCAGTCACTCCAATTTTGTAAAAATTTGGAAAGTTACTGTTACTAATTACATAAATATAACCCTCTTTTTGTCTTTTTTCACCCATTTGTCCAATAAATATGGACAAATTTTAATTTTCTTTTTATTTATTTTAGGGGTACCCCCACCCCCTCTATTTTGCATTAACATACTCATAATCATCATTAAACATACTATATACACTATGATTATGTCTACCGTCAATATGTTCATTTAAATCAATCATTCTTATTTCATCGTCACACATACAAGTCATCTTAATTTTACCATTTTTAATGACTGTTTGTGAATCACAATGGGTACAATGAATGTTTAAATGTTTCATATGTACTAATATATCATTATTAATGCAAAAGAAAAGGGTTGTCACGGTAATGTAACA